ACTCCCCCTCCGAACCCAAGGCCGACCTCTCCGTGCCCGACTTCCTGGACTACCTCCGCCCCGCCACCTCCGTCTACTTCCAAGCCGAGGTCGAGGTGACGCCCGACGGCGAATGGCAAGGCCGTCCTCAATTCAAGTACAAGCTGAACTTCCCCAAGGGCAAGGGCATCGCCGCGTCGACCATCCCCACCCCGACCGACTGGTAATATGCGCCGCGTCCTCAAGGCCCCCCAGACCATCGTCCTCCTCTCCGGGTACGCCCGCAGCGGGAAGGACACCTTTGCGGAAGGGATGACCCGACACAGCGTCGACGTCACCCGCATCGCCTTCGCCGACGCCCTCAAGGACGCCGCGAACAACTACGCCTGCCAACTCGGGCTTAGTGGCGTTAACTTCCACGAGGAAGCCTTCAAGTCGGCTCACCGCGACACGCTCGTCGCCATGGGTCGGTTTGCCCGCTCCATGCACAAGGACGTCTTCATCTTCAACCTCACGGAGACCGCCAACCGCCAGCGGGGCCACGTCGTCGTCCCCGACACCCGCTACATTAATGAAGTCGTCGTCACGAAGCAAATCATGGGCGAGGTGCGGAATTGGCGGGTCGTCCACCTGCACATCGAGACCGAAGGCGTCGGCCCGGCGAACGAGGAGGAGGCCGCCAGCATCCGCGAGATGCTCGAAGGCACCATCCCCGACCAGACCTACGCGTTCAAGCCGAACAGCGCCGTGACGATCCGCGAGGTCGCCGCATCCGTCGCCAAGCATCTCCAACTATGAGCCGCAAGCAAACCAAGCAGGAACGCATCGAGGAGCTCGAGAAGCAACTCGCCCAGGTCAACGCCCTCAACCTCCAACTCGGTCAAGTCCTGAAGATGACCGAGGACGGGCAATGGGTCGTCATCTCTGAGGTCGATTTGAACCGCTACAAGAACGGCATCGACGTCCTCATCAAGGCGGGCGACGCCCTCAACGAACACTTGGGTGAGTTCGACCCGACCGAGGCCGGCTTCGAGGTGCGCCAACTCTGGGTCAAGGCCAAGGCTTCAGATAACTTCTGACGCCATGACCGCCCCCACCGACGACGAATTGGCGGAGATGTCGAAGGCATGGGGCGTCTCCGTCGACCGCCTCCGCTTCCTCGCCACCTGTCCCCACTACGACAGCAAGCCCCACATCCGCGTCGACGACTACAAAGACCCGGCGGAACGCAACATAGCCAAAGCCATCCGTGAGGCCATCCGTGGATCGTGGCTTCCCGCCGACGCCGCCAAGATTGGCAAGGTGACGCTCAAGGAGATTGAAGCCTTCGTTTGTAGGCACGGCATCATCTGGCCCCCCAACTGCCGACCCCGCCTTGGCTTGCATGGACGCAACCGCTCCAACCTCCTTGCCAATGGTCGGCTGACGATGGCACAGGCCGCAGCCAAGGGCATCGCCGAAGGGCTGACCGCCACCGAGACGGCGCTGAAGTACAACATGAGCGCACCGGGGATGTACAACGCCGCCCACCGCCAGGGGCTGACCTTTATCAGCCACCTCCAGAAGTACGGGGCACGACGCGGAGGCCCGACCAATCTTAAGGCCAAGCCCGTCCAATCTGAAGACCCCTTGCTCGCCGAGGCCCGTGCGTCCGTCGAGCTGAGTTTGCGAAACCGCCCGAAGGCTTAACCACATTAAGCAACCAAGCCTATGAGCAAACTAACCAAGTTCATCTTCGCCTCGGATAGTCACGGCGACATGGCTGACCCCGAGGCCCTCGCGGCGCTCTACGAGTTCACGAAGGACTTCAAGCCCGACATCCGCGTGGCTGGTGGCGATCACTACGACTTCCGCTCCCTCCGCAAGGGTGTCGGGTCCGACAAGGAAGGGGCGGAGTCGCTCAACGCCGACATCGACGCCGGCAAACAATTCTTCGACCGCTGGCGTCCCACCGTCTACCTCTGGGGCAACCACGAACACCGCCTCGACTCCATGCAGGGCCACGGTCAAGCCATCGTCCGCGACTATTGCACGGGCATCAAGGACCACATCAACGCCCACGCGAGGAAATGCGGGGCAAAGGTAATCCTCCCCTACCACGCCGACAAGGGCGTCTATCGCCTCGGCCCCATCGCCATGGTCCACGGCTACGCCCACGGCGCCAACGGCACCGTCGTCCAGGGGTTGCACTACGCTCCCTACGGCGGGGCCCTCATCCACGGACACACCCACAACCTCGCATCCATCGCCTTGACAAAACACGGAGGCGGGAACGCCTTCTCCGCTGGTTGCCTCTGCCTCAAGGACGAGATGGCCTACGCGTCCCATCGCCTCGCCACGGCCCGCTGGGGTTCGGGCTTCGTCGCCGGCTTCGTCACCGCGGGCGGTCAGTACAAGGCTTGGCTCGTCCACAAGATGGGCGACCAATGGATCTGGCAGACCGAACTCAAGACCTTCAAGCCATGAGCCGACGCAAACTCGACCCGCTGCTCCTCAAGGTCATGCGGGCCATCCATGAGACGGCGGAGAAGCCGGAGAAGGGCTTCCGCACCATCGAGGAGTGGGCCGTCGTCTGGGGGTGTAAACGCAACGCCGCCCGCGACTACGTCCTCAAGGGCATCAAGCTCGGCATCATCGAGAAGCGCACCTTCCGCGTCGTCACCCGCAAGGACGCCAAGCCCTACCCTACCGCCCACTACGGAGAAAAGACTCGACCACGTAAGTCCTAAGCCCCTTAGTCCCAAAACCTCCAAGCCATGGAACCCATCCCACCTTCCGCCCTCGACGCGGAACGGCACATCCTCGCCGTCTCCGTCGCCCAAGGCACACCGCTCCCGAGCGGCCTCCTTCCGTCCTACTTCTTCGAGCCCCGCCATCAGGACATCGCCTCCGCCATCGCTGGGCTTGTCGACGAGGGCATCGTGCCCGATGAGCTGACCGTCTCGGAACGCCTCCGCACCCTCGGCTCGTCCGTTGAAGCCTTCGAGGTATCCGACCTCGCGACGACGGGGGCCTTCATTCAGCAGAACCCCGCATGGGCTGGTGCGGTGATTAAGACCTTTAATCTCCGCAAACTTGCGGAGCAAGCCCGAGCCGTCCTCAAGGTCGTCGGCGAACCCGGCGCCGATCCTGACGCCATCCTCCTCGCCCAGGAGCAACTCGCCAAGTCCCTCGCATCACGGAAGGACGCCAAGGAAGACCCTTCGACCGAATACTTCGACCTCGACGCCATGCTGGCCTTCGACCCAAAGGACGACAAGACCGTCCTCATCGGGGGAGAGCGCCGTTGGATTTGCCAAGGCTACCCGTTCCAGATCGTCGGCTTCTCCGGCACGGGCAAGTCGTCGATGGCGGCCCACCTCGCCGTGAATTGGGCCATTGGTCACGCCCCTTGGGGCCTCCGCCCCGTCCGCCCCTTGCGTATCCTCATGGTCCAAGCCGAGAACGACCTCGGGGACGCCTCCGAGGCCATCATCGGGGCCACCGCGAAGCTCGTTGAGTCCGACCGCCGACTGCTCAAGGAAAACCTCATCTTCGTCCGACAGGCCACCAAGACGGGCTTCGGCTTCATCGAGTACTTGGGCCAGATGGTCGAGAAGCACCGCATCGAACTAATCATCGCCGATCCTCTCCTTGCGTACGCCGATTTTGACATCGCCTCCCAAGCCGAGACGACCGCCTTCCTCCGTGGCCCTGGCGGTGTCCATGAGATGCTCCAGCGCACCAAGGCGGCCCTGCTCTACATGCACCATACCACCAAGCCCAAGTCGGCTGACGATCTGGACGGCATGACGCCCCAGCAACTCGCCTACCTCGGGGCCGGCTGCTCGGAGTGGGTCAACTTCGCCCGCGACTCGGGCTACCTCTTCCGCACCTCCCGCAAGTCCGCCGACAACCGCCCCGTCTACCGTTTCGGCTTCTCCAAGCGGCAGTCCCGCTCGGGCCTCAAGGACGCGTCCGACCGCTTTGCCGGGCACATCCACCTCTGCCACGCCGAGGGGGGAGATATCCGCTGGGAGTACGCCCCGCCCGACATGGACGACCAGAAGGCCCATTCCAGCCCCGCCAAGGGGTCGCCAAGGCGTCCTAACTCCCTCTGAGGGGTAGGACAGCCATCACCACCCAAAACAGCCCCGAATGACCGAACAGGCCACCAACGACTTACGCAGGGGGGAGACTGTGCAACTCCGTATTACTATCGTAATTATTGTCTCGTTTACGGCTACGCTGACGCTCGCCTAACTCGCCAATGGTTTCTGACGACCAACCACGGGCCAAGAGGAAGGCCACCGCGACCCAAGCCGCCTATCTTCGGAACAGGCGCCGACTGACCAAGCATTGGCGTACCCTGTGGAGGACCAAGCCCGACAGGATGGAGACCGCCAGGGGCAAGGCCACCCTCGCCGCGTCCCTCAAGGTCCAAGAGGCTAACCGATGGCTGCAAGAGACAGTCAAGGAATGGCCTGAGACCTTCACGGCCTACGAGCTCGTCCGACTCGCCGAGCAACTCCCCTACGTCCGCAAGGGTCGCAAACGCCGGATGCCTCACGCGTCGCTGGTCAGGCGACTCCGATCGTTGGGGCTCATCTCCTACGACCCGGCGAAAGCCCTGTGGCTTAACCTGTCGCGATTAACATCTTCCGCTGGCTAAACATTTAAGCAACGTCCATCATGTGCAACGCAAGTCGACCGCACGGCGCAAGCCAATGCCCAAGCCCTCACGGCCCATGCCGTCCAAGGTGCAGTTGGAACGTCAACGCAGGTTCAACGCGTATCTCAAGCTGTGGCGGAAGATGCAGGACAGGGAGGGAGACACACTATGCCAGGGCTAAACGGCTTCGACCGCATCGCGTCCAAGGAGGACTTCGCCCACGCCAAGCGGTTCGACAAGTGGTTTTACTCTTTGCCTAAGGCACAGCAGGACCGACTCCGCGAGGAAGGTTGCGTCCCGTACAAGGAAGCCAGGAGTGACGACCATGTGTTCCCCATCTACGAACGGGCAAACATCTGGATGTACGATCCACGCGAAAACGAGACGCGGACCGAGACCGAGTCGTTCATCTCACGCGAGGCCGTCGGTCGCATCGTCTCGGACGTCGTCGACCTGATGGGCTACACTAAGGACCCCACCACCTTGCGGCATTGGCATCTCATGCGTCTGGTCCTTCGCGTGCCCGGTCATCTGAATGGACAAGAGATTGCCACCATGTTCGGCGTGACCAAGCAAGCGGTATCAGCCAGCGCGAAGGCGATGCTTGCCAAGGTCGACCGACGATTGGCGATTGCCCGCGGATTGAAGCCTGATTGCGACCTTTTTCCCACCCAACCCCCCTCTAAGGCATCTCTTAACCCCCCTACCCCCAGCCGCGTGGCGGGACACCTGCGTAAGAAAAACGCACAAAACAGGCCTTTTTCTAACCCGAAAAAGCGGGGACCTTCCCGATGACCCTTACGCAGCTCGCCGAAGCCCTCAACATCAGCAACGGGCACGCATCCAAGATGGCAAAACTTGGAATGCCAAAAAATGACGTCGACGCGGCGAAGGCTTGGCTTGCCGAACGGGCGGCGGGGCGTGGGCGTCGCATGGCGGGCGTCACCATCGCGGCCCTCGACGAACACTCCCTCGACGACATCATCGCCCAACAACGCGTCCTCGTCTCCTCCGCTCGCGTAGCCTACCGGAACGCCATCGAGTCCGGCGATCCCCAGCAGGGCAAACTCCAGACCGCGTACAACCAAGCGCTCAAGACGCTCGTGTCCCTCGAGGAAGAGCAAAAGAAGCGAGCCCTCGCCGACCAGGAGTTCATCTCCAAAGCCGAGGCCGCGTCCGCCGTGAAGACCCTGATCGGTGAAATCCTCGCCAAGCTCGACGACCTTCCGACCGACGTCGCCGAACGATGCAACAAGGCGAACCCCGCCCAAGCCATCAAGCCCCTCCAAGACTGGGTCCGCAAGACCCGCGAGGACATCGCCGCCAATGACCCCTTCCCCGAAGACTTTTGAACTCCTTCGGTTGGGCCGTGACGCGATGCGTCCCACGACGAGCGGCGACCCCGTCGAATGGCTTGAGCGCAACGTTCCAGAGATACCTGACTCCCACTTGAAGGGTCCGTTCCGCAACGAGCGGATGCCGTGGGTCGGTGACGCCGTCCGCTACATCGTCGACCCCGAGGTGCGTCAGGTGCTTCTCCCGTGGTGCATCCAAGCCGGCAAGTCCGCAGCCCTCCGTCTCGCGACCGCTTACTTCATCGTCAACGACCCGGGCAATATGCTGTTGCTTCAGATGAACCAGGACGAGGCCGACGACTTCTTTCTCCGCCAATGTCGCCCCCTCTTCGACGCCATCCCCCAGGTCGCCAAGCGCAAGAAGCCCGACGATATGCCACGCTCGTCCGTCGGCGACTTCCAGCGGATGATCATCTACTGCCGTTCCGCCCACACCAAGACGAGCCTCCAACGCATCACGACCAAGTATGTGTTCGGTGACGAGTGTTGGCGCTGGCCTAAGGGTCACATGGAGGAAGCGATGGGACGCACGACCCAATTCAGCTGGAACTCAAAGCACGTCTTCGCAAGCCAAGGCGGGACGCCCATGGACGACTTTCATCAACTGCTCGAACAGCCGACGACAAACCTCCACGACTGGTGCTTCAACTGCCCGACCTGCAACACCCTTCAACCCTACGATTGGTCGTTCGTCCGCTTCCCCGAAGACGCGAAGGACGGCGACGACTGGGACATGGCGAAGGTCAAGGCCGGCACGACCTACGAATGCCGCTCCTGCAACACCCGTCACACCGACAGCCGAGAGACACGTTTCGAGCTCAACCTCGGCGGGAAGTTCGCACCGCGTGAGCCCGGAAAATCCATCGAGCGCGTCGGCCTCCATCTCAACGCCCTCGCGATGATGTCCTGGGGCGAGTTAGGTCGGATGATGCTCGAGGCCAAGCGGGCGTCCGTGATCTACGGCGACGAGGAACCCCGCCGCATCTTCAAGCAGAAACGTCTCGCCTTGGCTTGGTCCGACGACGGCGGGTCGATGGTGACGCCGATTGACTCCTCCGACTACTCCCTCAAGGACGATTGGACGGAAGAGGCCGTCATAACCCCGAAGGCCCAAGTCGTCCCCCGCGAAGGTGCGCCCGCCGGCTCCATCCCCTTCCGCACCATGGGCATCGACGTCCAACGCGGTCACTTCTGGGCGGTCGTCCGCCGTTGGTCCCGCTCAGGGCATAGCCGCCTGATGGCGTTCGAGAAGGTCGACACTTGGTCTGGGCTCGACGACCTCGCCAAACGCATGGGCGTCCACAAGGCCCTCGTCATGGTCGACTCAGGCGACAACACCCAAACCGTCTACGCTGAGTGCTGTCGCCGTGGCTGGAAGTGTTCCAAGGGTTCGGGCAACGACGACTTCGCCATCACATCCTCCGACGGGCGAACCACCCGCCGCTTCTACTCCGACCCTCAAGCCATCGTCGTCCCTGGACAACCCAACCGGGCTTCCTTGGTCGTCTTCTCCGCGATGGCAGCCAAAGACCTCCTCCACGGCCTCCGCACCCGCACCCGCAAACTGCACACCTACCCCCGCGACGCCTCCGAGGACTACGCCAAGCAACTCAACTCGGAAGTCCGCGTGAAGGACAAGCGCACGGGCAAGCCCATGTGGATACTCCCCCAAGGCGTCTCCGACAATCACGCCCTCGACTGCGAAATCCTCGCCATGCTGGTCGCCGTCCGC